GTTCTAAAATACAACAACCTGTACAAATTGCAGAAAACGCATCTGATGGTTTTATCGACGGAAAGTTTGATGTGTTGGATTTATCAGCTTCCCAACAATTAAGTTTTGCAGAATTTGATTTCAAATACCAAAACTACAACGTGTCTATCACTCTTGATGATATTACTCGCACAGGCGATACTCCTAACGCGATTAAATCTCTTTTAGTTGAAAAAGTAAACTTAGCTGCAGGAACTGCAAAGCGTACCTATGCACAAGCATTACATGGTAACGGTTCAGATTCTAACGGTAAAGCAATCAACGGACTTGGTGACGTGACTGCTGCTTCTGGTACTGCCTATGGTGGTATTACTAATACTGATTTAAACGATTCAACAACTTGGTTGACTGAAATTGATTCAAGCACAAACACAATTAATTTTGCTAACTTAAACAATTTAGTTGGAACTTTGATTGCACGTGGACAAGGTTCAGGTGATGCAGGTGGTTCATATGCCCCTGATGTTATGATTTCTAATTCATTCGTACAAGACAAGTTCTTGGCTTCTCAACAGTCTCAGCAACGTTTCGCACGTGAAGACGATTTGAAGGCTGGTTTTGCTGGATGCAAGTTCAGAAACATTGACTGGTATGTAGATGACTACAGCCCAGGTTCGGCCGATGGTTCAACATCAGACAATTTTTTATATGTATTGTCTAGCCCAACATTTGCTTTGAAATATAAGTATGGTTTTGAAGGAAAGAAAGCTCCAGTTGATTTTAACGGACGTATTCCTAACCAAGCAATCATCACTTCACAGCATTTTATGGCGTATAACTTAATATGTAGAGCGCGACGATATAACGGCGTATTTAAAACTTTACAGTCTTAATTATTTTTTTGAAAGGAGAAAACCAAATGTCTTATGTAAACTCAATCGACACTGATGACTTAACAAATCCGTCTAGCACACGCAAATATGAGCTAGGAGCGCGATATGTTGATAATTCAGACACTAACGCAATTAAAAAAGAATATGTGTACGTTAAAGCACATGGTGCATTAACTCAGTATCAGCCATACCAGTTATCAGCGGTTAATACTGCTGGTGCGGAAGTATCAACAAAAGCTCCTGCAACTACTGCAAGTGGTGCAACTGTTGTTTCTCCACAGGTGGCGGTAACTTCTGGTTATTATGCATGGGTACCCTACAAAGGGATTGTAACTGTATTAACAACCGATACATTCGCAGCTGGTGACTATGCCGAAGTATTGAACGCTGGAACTGGTTTAAAATTAGACGGTGGTGCTTCTGGTTCAACTGCCGAGGGTGCAGGTTCTGTTGGAATCGCAACTACTGCTACAAGCGGTGGTTCAGCATCTTTTGTATTGTCAGGAAACGTAGTAGCTGTCGCAGCTTCTTAATAGTTTTTAGGGTGGTGGCCAAGTGCCACCCCCAACACTAACAAAATGGCAAATTACCAAGATATAATCGCAAATGAAGGGGTAAAGTACTTTAAATCAACGGGAACAGGTACAGATGCAGACCCTTATATTCCGTCAACGGCAATAAGTGCCGATGAGGTGTCTAGCATTACTAATTTTAATGTTTCTATTGGCACTAGTAGCACTCAGGTGTTAGCTGCTAACAGTAACAGAAAATTACTAATATTAGTTAATGATAGCGATGAACCTATTTATGTATCTTTAGGTGCAACAGCGACACTTAATAACGGTATACGACTAAACGCAAGTGGCGGCGCTTTGGCATTAGATAACCCAATATTTAAGGGGGTTGTAAATGCAATATCAGCTAACGGAAGTAAAACGCTAGTAGGTGCCGAGGGATGACTTATATTTACAATCCAACAGAGGGTGGCGGTAGCGGAACAGATAAGTTTTTATCGTCTTTAGGATTTAATTCTGGAACTGGGGTTCTTACAGCGACAATGAACGATAGCGCGACAAGAACAGTCGACTTAGACGGACGATACTTAGAAGAAGTATTAGAAGACCTAACCCCACAGCTTGGTGGTGATTTAGACCTAAATAACAGCGAGATAACAGGTACAGGAAATATAAATATAACAGGATCTGGAACACTATCAGGCGATTTAACCATAGGTACAAACACGCTATATGTCGATTCAACAAATAATCAAGTTGGAATTGGCACAACGACACTGGCAGAAGCACTTACAGTCAATGGCAACGTTGAAGCTGATAACTTTATCGGTGGTTTACGTGGTGAGGTGCAATTTAAAGCTAAATCAGGAGAAGCAATTAGCAAAGGCGATCCAGTTTATATATCTAGTTTTGATGTAACTGGAAACCTACCAGTTGTGGGTATTGCTGATGCGAACGATTCTAATAAAATGCCAGCGTTTGGTTTGGCTGAAAGTACGGTATCACTTAATGCCTCAGTCAACGTAGTCACGTTTGGGACATTGTCAGGAATAGATACTAGCTCATTTAGTTTAGGTGATATTTTATATATTTCGACATCGGGAACGCTAACAGCGACCAAACCAACTGGGGAATCCTCACTTATTCAGAATATTGGGAAAGTCATTCGAGTTCATGCGTCTGTAGGCTCAATTAAAGTGGGTGGGGCAGGGCGTGCAAACGATGTTCCAAATTTGAATAATGGAAATGTTTTTATAGGTTCTGCAAGTAACCAACCCGAAAAACGTTCATTGACTAATTCAGATGTCGGACTATCAAATGTACCAAACATCAACACATCTATTGCGTCTAACATTTCTAGTGGCACACTTTCAGATTTAAGGTTAAGTTCAAACGTGACGCTTGAAGGCAATACATTTAATGGTGCAAATCAACTCGTAAAAACGGATGCAACAGGTAAGCTTCCGTCACTCGATGGGAGCCAATTAACTAATATTGAATTTAGTAATCTTCCGCAGGCATCAACAGAACAGCAAGGCATAGTTGAACTTGCGACAAATACTGAAACAGTGGCATTATCTGATGATACTATAGCGATTACGCCTAGATCGTTACAAGCGTATCATGACCAGTACATATTTATGCAGCGTTATGATTCTAGCACAGAATTTTACAGCACTAACATCGATGTGGAATTTCCAACTGGTAAAATAAATTTAGGTAGTGGTATTTGGTATTCAAATGGAATATTCACTTTATCAAAAAATTGCAGATTAAATATAAATTGTTGTATTTCTTGGCGAAACAACGGTTCACCGAGCGACGATACCTCTGTTATAGCCATAGCTAAAAAAGAAAGTGGCGGAACAAGTTACTCTACAACGCCTCATTTGTTAATTAATCCTAGCCAACTGGTCACGAGCTATAGTGAGATAGTGCAAACGATTGAATCTAATTTATCTTTTAATAGTGGTGATGCGTTCAAGATAAGAATATTTGACGTTTCTCACTCTCAAATAATGGTAAATAAAATAATAAACATTACGGAGGTGTAAAATATGGATGTGTATATATTGGTTGATGAAAATAAAAAAGTAGTTCGAGCAAAGACCTCATATTTTAAAAACTCTTTAAAAATAAGAATGAATCAAAAAAATATCGATGAGAATATTATTGGAACAACGTATTCAGAGTCTTTAAAAACTATAGTATTTGATTTGGCCTCGTACCAAAAAATAAAAATAGACGAATTGAAAATAGAGTGTAATCGTAGAATACGAGAAATTAATGGAAGACAACTTTCGGAAAATGAATGGGTATTAAAATCACAAAATTACCAAGACATCAAACATACATATTCGTGTCAACAGCTTTTAGTTAGCCATGGAAGTAAAATTGACCCAGCTGTTGTTGTGAGCAAAGAAAAATATATGTTTGCAGCAAACATGATCGACCGAAAGGATGCATACGTTATACATTACAGAGAGATTTTGAAACCGAAAGTACTTAATATGTCAATAGAAGAATTAAAAAATTTTAATCCATGTGAATCGTCACATTGGAAGGGTGTTTGTTATGCTAGTTAATGACGTTATAGATAGAATCAATACAGCAATTAGCGACGACGACAGCGTTAAATCGTCAAATAGTTTATTTACAAATAAACGAAAAGTCAATCAATTAAAAAACGCCTTGGATGTATACGCAAGCACGACTAAAGGGATAGAAGATATATTTAGCACACCTGTTAATACGTCTAGTCGAGTAGTTGCAGGCCCAACAGATGCCATAAGATCAGAGGCTTACAGATTAGCGTATATATGGCGTGATGGGCGTAAAAATGCAATGAGCTTCAAAGATTTAAATTACGTAACAACAGAGTTCCCTTATAACACCTATGCAGGAATACCACGTTTTTTTAATGTTTGGAATAATGAAATAACCATTTACCCAGACAATAACAATTCAGCACAGACTACTACTCTTAACGGTGCAATTAGTGACAGTGCGACAACAATTACAGTGGCCTCAACCAATAGTTTTCCTGATTTGAATGGACGAATAACAATAAATAACGAAAAGATACGATACACAGCCAAAACAGCGACAACATTTACTGGTTGTACTAGAGGTATTGAGGGAACAACAGCAGCAAGTCATAGCAATTCTGATACAGTAACTCATAATAACTTCGTTTTACATTACCGAAAAAAGCATTTTGAGATTAGTGTCGATGCTAACGATGTTATATCACCTACTGATTTAGCTAAAGAGATGGAAATTCCAGACGAGCATATTGAGCCTATAGTTGATCTAGTGGCGGACAGGCTTTTAATTCTGATTGATGATTACAATCGAGCAGATCGATACAAAATTGATGCAGAAGCATTTTATCGACGAGCTAAAAATGACATTGAAGCCGGTTATGGGGATGTAATGAAGGCAGGGATGATTGGCCAACCGTATGATTGGGAATTGAACAACATAGGGAGTACAATTTGAGCTTTGTTGTAGAATCGTATCAATCTAAAGGGCTTAGGAATGATAAGGGTAGAAAGTTCGTATCACCTGATTATTTTTACAACATTGAAAATATGAACTATGATAACATTATAGGTTGTCAGAGAATTAAAGCCCCTAGTGTTGAATACAATGTAGGATCAAACCAAATTGATGGTGGCTATGATTATAGATACATTGATTCAGTAGGACAATTTCAAAGCGAAAAGATTATTGTTCAAGGTGGCTCAATCGTTAAAGACTTTTTAACTAGCCCAAGTACAATTTATACAGGATTAACAGCAGGTAAAAAATGCACGTTCGGCATACTAAACGATAAGCTGTTTATTTCTAATGGCTTTGACTATCCGTTAGTGTATGACGGAACTTACGTAAAGCAAATGGGTGCGCCTACAGCTAAAGACTTGTTTGCAGCAGGTAGTTTAACTGGTGCTTATTACTATGCCATGACGTATGTCATAGACGGTGTGGAAGTTATTTTAGGTACTGTATCTAATACCATTACCGTATCAAGTAAAAGCATTGATCTTGATTTACCTGTTGGAATTGCAACATGCACAGCACGTAAAATATACCGTACCGAGGCAGGTGGTAGCACACTAAAGCTAGTTACAACCATTAATGATAACACCACTACAAGTTATCAAGACAATACAGCAGATGGGGCATTAGGTGTAAATATACCGAGTACAAATAGCTCATGCCCAACACCACAATTCATAACGGTAAAGGATGAAAAGATTATTGGGGCGGTGAATCAAAATAGACCAAACTATTTGTATGTTACAGAGTTTGAAGTGGAAGTATTTTTCAATACGTCTGGCGTTTATGATGTGTCTGGGGTCGGCAATGACAATTCACCATTAACAGGATTAATAGAAGACTATAACCAGATCGTAGTTTTTTCAGAAAAACATATATATTTAGCAGATACGTCAGGATTAACAACAAGTGTAAAACAAACTACGTCTAACGTAGGATGCATTGATGGGTTTAGCATAGCTAGAATACCAGAAAATGACATTTTACAAGGCGGTATTATGTTTGTTTCTAATTTGTATGATGTCCGTATTTTTAGCGGTAATATTGCCAACAACCTAGCGACAAGTTTTGACAACCTCAAGACAAATAATTTTAGTTCGGCTTTAAACAAAGATAGTTTAAAGAATCAACTAAAAGATAATCCACTAGAAGCTGCTTTTTACGATTATAAATATCATTTAATTGCTGAAACGTTTATGTATGTTTACGATATACGTATTTCAGGATGGACAAAGTATTTTATTAATACGACTAGTTATACACCTACTTATTGGCGTTTTTTTCAAATAGAACAAGATTTATATATTAGCCAAAAAAATGTGGGTATTGTCGAACAAATGTACAACGCTTTAACATATCGAGGTGAAGAATTAACAGCTTTTTTTGAAACGCCTGAAATAGTGGTAGGAACAAAACAAAAGTTTTTTAAAAATTTATATATCTATTATGATAAATCGGGTAGCAACACGCTAACCGCACTTGCAACAATAGACAGCACTAAAACAGTAACTGCTACGATCACTTATGATGGAGCCTATTACGACTTTGATTACTTTGATGAAGATTATTTTGAAACTACAGAAGACGAAGAAGATTATAAGGTCGTATACATAAATAAATACGCAAATTGGATGCGTTTTAAAATTTCTACACAGACACAAGCAGTTATTAAGGGTTTGAAGTTGGAAGGACGAGTAATACAATGAAGATTGAATATGTAACACATAATGATATTGATCAGATCGTGTCCTTTGGTGAGCAATGCTTCAAAAATATGAAGTTAGATAAATTAGGATTAAAATATTGCAAAAAAAGTCATATTCAAAACATGAAAAGGTATATTAATACAGATACTTATGTCACTATTAAATGTATGAAAGATGAGTCTATTATTGGTTTTTTAGGAGCTTATGCATCGCCTCAGATATTTAATAATGATCGTGGCATTATGAATGTTTTTACGATACAGGCCAAACCATGTTTGCCAAGCATAACAAAAGGACGTGTTGTAAATGCATTTAGGGTATTTATTGAAGATATATGTAAAAAAGTAGGAATACAATTAATTAATTTTCAAGCAATAATTAGTAATGATTTATCAAAATATTTAGAAAAAAATAATTATAAAAAAGGCGATATTTTGCTATATAAGGAGGTAATTTAAATGAGTGGATTAGAAGGGGCAGCATTAGCCGAGATGGGGAAACAAGCAGCGGTAGCGGTGGGGTCTTCAATGTTAGCGAGTGAAGCAAATAAGGCACTTGGCCAAACGCAAAAGTCAGGTATACAAGCAAATCAAATATCCCCAGCTATGGGTAACTATCTTGAAAAGTCTTTAGCTCAATTAGAAGAAGAAAAAAGAAGAAAACAAATGTTAGATAGCAGGAGTTTAAATTACAATCCCAATAAATTCGGAGGATATGCATAATGAGTGGTAAATCGGAAGAACGAAAAATAGCAGAAATGCAAACTAAAGAACAGGAAAGACAGTTTGATTTAAATTTAAAATCTCAATTAGCACAGCTTAGAGGGCGACAATTAGGGCAAGAAGAAGCACTTCAAAGAGCGCAACAAGCACAATCAGCAGGGGAAA